CTGGTGTAAGAAGTTTACATGGTCGTCTCACGAAGACCAACGGGTAGTGTCACTAGAAAAGTTTGGAAAAGAAATCCCCTGCTAGCTGCCCAAGTGGCGATTTGATGACCGAGTCAGCTATACCAGCGACTGTGTCAATACCACTAGCAATTTGCGCGAAGATTGAAGGATTGTTCGGGGCCTGAACCATTGGCTGGCTCATAGACTTTGCAATGTCTTTTGGACCGAGGGTATCAAATTTTGGCATTCTTCCGGCATGTGACATCGTGAGGGCCATGTCATAAGGATCATGTGCGGAAGGAGTTGCAGGAATCAGGTGACGTTTTGCGGCAACAGGAACGGCTTCATAGTTGCGAACGATGGTGTAATCAATCACTGTCCCAGTAGTAAGACCAGTAAATACAATAGCGAGGCAACCCTCTTGAGTTATTGCATCAGCTGTGCCTAAGACAGTGGATGGCTGGTAGTAATCCATCGAGCCGGCTTGAGAGTGCCCGGCCCATAATACATTTGACCGCGTTTCTTCGGTCAGTGACATCTTCTTGCGGAATTTAGCAAGATCCATGGATGCTACGGAAGGATACAAACCCTGTGCGGTTGTAATACCTGTCTCATCTTGAATTGATACCATGCGACAGGTTCCCTGAGCATCCAGGTACTTGGTGGACATTTCCCAGTAAATTGTAGCAGAGACGAGACGCACGCCAACATAATCATTGGTCACGTCTGTAAGTCGTGGGTCACTTACCGCCGCGTTCCACGTGAGGACCGCGGCCGTCGCCGTCGCTGTGTTGATGAGCGACTGGCTACTGAGGAGACTGCCGTAGCAAAGGATTCCGCCAGTGATGCCCGTTGCTGTGGCCGTAGGAAACGTGCCAGAACTAACAAGGTGGAGCGGAGTACTTTCACGACAGTTGGCGTCAGGAATCCGACGCCCAAGGAATTTACAAGGTTCCGCAAGCGAATGAAGCCACGTCGTATGGCCTTGATTCTTTTTCGAAGACTTGCCAGCTTTTTGGACTTGCTGGGAGTAGGACGACTTCGAGTAACTTGCTTTTTGCGAGATTTTTGGGTGATTTGAGGCATTTCTTTGCATTTTTGTTTTGTTTTCACTATCCCGTCCCACCACTAGATCGTGGTGAGTCGCCGGTTATATTAAAGACCCCCTTGCCGTGCGAATAGGCAAAGGTCCACCGAGGGGTCCCGAAGAAGTCTAACTATAGTCGACGTCCCGGAGACGCAAAAAACCGGGATGACAAACTAACGCGGGCAATTGAGATACTGATCGTATCAGGGCTTCCATTTCTAGAACATCATGCTCCGTGAGGTCATAACGTACCATGACCTGCGCTAAGGCTTCTTCTCTGTCAAACTTAACAACCTCAACCTGTGTTGGTTTGATCAGGTTCGTCTCAAAGCTTCTCGAGGTATCTTTTGTCAGATAGGCTTGCCCAGTGATAAAAAACTTGTTCACTGTCTCGAGGAAAGCACCGAGTATTGGGTACTCGGGGGGGACTCCTTTATAAGAGGACGCGATCTGAAAACCTAGAACGTGTATTCCTATTTGGCCTTGCGTCGTCCATTCCGACGGGTTCCTAAAGGACTTCCCTAGTTTGAGAACGGCTGATGGTAGATGAATCCAACTCATAGTCAGAACCTCACCACACCACCAACCACGTAGAAACGTTAGACTGTGAAAATCATCGGTGAACTTACACTTGATCGTGAAACCAAGTTCAGCCGCGCAGTCTTCTACGAAATTTGGGTCAATCGGTTTCTGTTTTGTTAAATTTTTATGCTTGATTAAAACGTGTAAAAACATCAAGATTGTATTAATTGAGCTAACTACGGTAGTCACACTAACTCCCGTCGGCATCTGGACACCAGGGTTTCCGGTCACCCTGATATTCCTTCCCTTATATGAGTAGGCTAAGGAATAAGCGTCTTCCAGGACCTGACGAATCTCGTCAGGCAGTTCCATACACTGAGACCATGCACGAGCCGCGATGAGCAAAGGTCCCTCATCTTGCGACTGATCAAACATGGACTGATCCCCTTCACAATAAAACTCCGTGGCATCCAAATAATCCCCCCACGAGACAACTGAGTCATCTCCAGCTACAGCGATGGTAGGAATTTTGGCAATCAACAGAGATTGGCCCATACTGTTCAAAACAGCCGGTGTAGAGCCTGATGCGAAGTAAATGGCAACACGAATATCACAAACCTGGTGGTGTTGACCATTAAAGAGCACGTGTAGTCGATCTGCTAGAGCTCGGGCGTACTGCAACGTGCGTGAATGAAATTTTCCATCAAGGTTGATAATTGGACGAGGTTTAAGTGTGAGCACTCCATTAATTGTGGACAGTTTAATGGTCTCATCATGCTTAACCATGATCTTCTTATCCATGCGGGTGTTGTCACCGCGCAAATCCTCAACATAGGAACGCAATAGTCGCTTTCCTTTGTTGGCGGGCATAAGAGCTGCACATTCCTCAACCGTCTTGACATCCACAATGTATGCCGCGGTGAACAAGCCGCATACCAGGACAGCAAGGGTTGACCAAATGGCGTGGCGCTCCCGCTTTTTGGACTCCCAGTCCGGGCGAGGCAGTTTATGAGTGCGAGTTAAAATTCCGACCATCAGAGAGTAATCGTTATTGACTGGACGATGCAATAGGCCATTTGTGACCAAAATAGGGTACATTCCTTCCTCCTTAACGTTGTCGTTTGGATCAAGTGAAGCCATCGCTGCCTGGACGGGATAGGACGCGTGGCCGGAATATTCTATTTTCAAGTCACCGCGGATTAAGTTAGGATCAACGGTGATGGGTCTACATGGAGTGCTAGGGAGGGGAGTAACAGTTTTACCCTCCACTACACCTATTGCTTCGTAGTCTTCAAGATTCTCTCGTGCTCGCACGAAGTCATCATAAACTGGCTTACCAGGGTGTTTTCGCCTCCACCAGGCAATCGCTTTCTTGACCAATACAGGGATCAAGAAGCCGGCAGAAACGAGACCGAGGAGACGAATTGAAGGACGAACAGCAGCTGCCGGGGTAGCCTCCGTAGGCTTACCCTCGAGCGTCAACTGATATTTCATTCCTTCGTGGAAAGACTCTCCTAAGGCCGTTGCGCTAGCTACCACAAGACAACTAGCGTTCCAGACAGCATGCAGAAGTACAGCTACTTGATAGCCGCAGACTCCGAACCGGTGCAAACCAAATGTGATGAGATGAACAAAAAGGGCGGGTGGTAGATCAGCCCCGGGTCCCCCCCACTGCTGCATAAATTCATACGCAACCATGAGCGGTCCCAAAGAACGAGGGAAATACCATTTCACCATTTCCTCCCAAGCGGGGGCTATGGCGACATGCATAATCAGTTTAAACAGCGGGTCACCTCGGACAAGGGTCCACGCTGAGCTAACAATCGTCTTGCTTAGAACGAAAGTTCCACTACCAATAGCGGCAAATACCGACGCCGGTACTCGGGTATAAACTGGTTTGCGTATCATCATTCGTACCGCTAAGCAAGCAGCCATTAGTCCAATGGTTGCGTAAAAAGGGCGATACGACATCACACTTGGCGTGAGGCTAGCGGCTCTCGCTTCGACGAGAGCATCTTCACTAGAACTCATGCTGTAACGTAACATTAAGGCTGCTTCTGCCTGCCCAGCGCGACCACAGTAAATCAGGGCCTGGGTTGTTCCTCGCATAATTTCTGAGTAAACAAGCGGAAAGCGATCTTTGATTGCAGACATAACGTTACTAGTAGCAAACTCGCGCGAGACAACTGAACTAACAGAGTCCCTTGTAATTCCATTAGCAACCCTTGCATTGTAATGGTTATTAAAACTGACGAGCGTATCAATGTAGGTCAGCACGGATTCATCTGTGCCTACAAATCGCGCAACTTCTTTCTTAAGCCAAACTGAGTCATTAACAAAACTCAGGGAAGAGAAGAAACGCTGGAATCGCGAAAGAAAGCCCATTGAACCGATTCTAACACGATTAACTGCCGGAGGTGGCATCTCTGTCGTCAGAATGGGCTGGGCCCCATCAGAACTCTTGGTCATACGCAAAAGACGGTAGGGACCAATATGGCATATCTCG